GCAATGAGCCGTCCGCTCGTCGGCCGGGTCGTGCGCGGACGGATGACGACCCGCCCGCGCACGACCCGGCCGACGAGCGGACACAAGTACTCGGCGGTGCGCTGCACGCTCGACGGGCACACGTTCCCGTCCAAGCACGAGGCCGAACGCTACGCGCAGCTGCAGCTGCTCGCAAAGGCCGGGCGCATCCGCGAGCTGCAGCTGCAGCCGTCGTTCCGCCTGGTCGCCGCCGTGACGGCGTTTGCCGACGTCGTCGCGGGCCTTGAGGCCGCCGTCACCGCCAGCAAGGTGGTGGCGACGTATCGCGCGGACTTCATGTATCAGGAGCGCGATCGCGATCGGTGGCGCGTCGTCGTCGAGGACGCGAAGGGCGTCCGCACGCCGCTCTACCGGCTGAAGAAACGATGGTTCGAGGCGCAGTACGGCGTCTCAATCCGCGAGGTGTAGATCATGCCTGTTGCTGTTGATGTTGTGGACGGAGTCGGGCAGGAACCGTTGCTGCGCATGTCCGATGTCTGCCGGCGCCTGCAGAGCGGCAAGGTGACGGTGCGCAAATTGATGCGCCAGGGCGACCTGCGCTTCATGCGGGTCGGTCGCAATCTCCGCTTCAAGCGGGAATGGGTGGAAGAGTTCATCGAAACCACCGGCACCGCGAAGGCGGCGAGCGGCGCGAAACGGCGGCGCTGACGTGGCCCGTCTGCGCGGCTTCGCCGAGAAGACGAAGGTGCCCGTCATCCAGTCGCGGCGCCAGCTCGAGGACTACCTGCAGCGGCAGGGCGCCAGCGGCTTCGCGTCCGCGTGGGACACCGAGGGGGACACGATCGAGTTCCTGTGGCGCGCGGGCGAGGTGCAGTATCGCGTCCGCTTTCGACTGCCGCGCCTGCGCGCGAGCTCGACGAACGAACAGGAGATGCGCCGCCGCTGGCGCGCGCTGCTGCTCGTCGTGAAGGCGAAGGTCGAAGCCGTCCGCACCGGCATCGCCATCTTCGAGGAAGAGTTTCTGGCGCACATCGTCGACGAGCGCACGGGCTGCACGGTCGGGCAGATCCTCGTGCCACGCCTCAAGGCGCGCGAAGCGCTCGCGCTGCCGCCGTCGCCGACGACGCCTGAAGCCGGGATGCACGTTCACCGTAGCGAGTTCAAACCATAGGACTGAGCCCATGTCCAAGCGATCGAAGCCGAAGCCGCCACCGAAGAAGCCGCAGCCGCCGATCAACCATCGCCGCCGCGACCGCGATCCGCTCGGGCCGGTGATCGCCTCGGCGCGCCGCGCCGCCGACGCGCGCACCAGGCAGCTGCCGACCGGCGATCGCGACGACGACGACTGGCCGCCGCGGCATCCCGACACGCACCAGGCGCTCGACCGCGCGGCCGCCGATGCCGCACGCGGCGATGGCGTGGCGGAGAAGCAGCTGCAGGAGCTCGGGCCGATCGTGCTGCCGTCCCCCGACGACGCGCGCCGCGTCCTCGGCGAGCTCGCGGCGCTCTATCACGAGCGGTTCGAGGCGGCGCGGGCACACGACGCGCTGAAGAAGGCGCTCAAGCTCTCGGCGGAACATCTCGCCGGCCTCGACACGACGATCGCCGAACGCATCCGGGTCGCCACGCATCACACCGGGCTGCCGCTGTTCGGCCCGCTCGAGGGCGCCGACGACGGCGCGCACGCCGATGCCTGACCTGGTGCTCCGCGTTCCGCTCAGGTCGGGCGTGTGCCGCTGGTGCCGCTGCACCTGGGACGATCCGTGTCCGCCGGGCTGTGCGTGGGTCGATCAAGCGCAGACGCTCTGCAGCGAATGCGAGGACTTCGACAAGGCGCTGCGCTCGGCCGCCGGTCGGCAGCGCGCGGTCGAGGCCTTCCTCATCGGGCGGGAAGCCGCCGAAGACTCGGCCATCCTCATCGCGCTGGAAGCCGCCGAACGGCGGGTCACACGCCGATGAGCGCCGAGATGGTCGGTGTGGCGTTCCCCTGCCGTGAGTCCGATCGGGCGGCGCTGCGCGCGATGTTCCAGCGCACGCTGCCGCCCGTGCGCACGGGCAGTGTCGTGCGCCGCTGCCCACGGTGCCGCGTCGAGCTCGCGGTCGGGCCGCGGCTGGCGTCGACCGGGCTGCGCGTCGTGTGCCCGTCGTGCGCGGTGGCGCTCGGGATGACCGTCAACAGCTTCTGGCCGAGGACGCCATGACCGACGACGGACTGACGTTCTTCGCAACGATCGAAACGCCGGACGGTGAGCAGCTGCACCGCGAGACGCCGAACCGCCTCGAACTCATCGCGTGGATCGCGCAGCACGCGACACGCGGGCGCGTCGTGAAGGTGGCGACCGAAGCGACCACCGACGACGCCATTCGGAACACGCTCGCGGCGCTCGTCTTCGGCGCGCAGCAGATGGCGGCGCGGCCCGTCGACGCCGCCGGCGAGGCGCCGCTCGTCGTGCCGACGCGCGCGCCGTCCACGCTCGACGTCGCGCGCCGGGCGTTCCGCGCGGGCGGCGGCACGCACGACTGCAACGACTGGCTGCGCACCGACGGCTCGTGTGCGCTCTGCGGGCGGAAAGGACTGACGTGATGGGCGACGACCAGGTGCGCGGCCTCGGTGGCCCGCTGCACGACGAGGCGCAGCTGCTCGCCGACATGGCGCGCGAGCTCCAGGCGGCGCCGCTCATGGCACTCACGCTGCGCCCGGAGACGGCGTTCGCGCTCGCCGGCGTCGTGCAGTTGGCGCTCCGGCATCCCGACCTCGCGGGCACGCCGCGCAGCACCGCCGAAACCTTCCTCGCGGGCGTGCGCGAGTACTTCGCGTCGGCGCCGGCCGTGCTCGAGGCGCTGCGCCGGGGTGACGATCGGGCACACGACAGATGACCGGCGTGAGGTGCAACCGTGGAGATGCACGAACTCAAGGACTACGCCGAGCGGATGCTGAAGGCGCAGGAAGCGATCGACGCGGTGCTCTCGCGCGAGCAGCAGGCGCGCGAGCGCCAGAGCGACGGCACGTTTCGCGTGCTGTGCCAGTCGTGCGGCAAGTCCGTGAGCAGCCCGCTGCCGGTGGCGGTCGTCGTGCGCGCCCTGGTGGTGTGCCCGGAGTGCGTCGGCACGGTCGGGAAGCGGCACTGAAAACAGGGAGGGGTGACGATGCGAACGATCGACCTCGGGACGGGCACCACCATCACGAGTCCGTACTTCAATCTCACGGAGGCGGCGGCCTATCTGCGCTGCACCGAAGACACGCTGCTCGCGGCGACCGCCAGCCGCGACGTTGCGTACATCCAGCTGCCGGGCGTGTCGCACATGATTTTCGCCAAGGACGCACTCGATGCCTTCGCGCGCGATGCCGAAGTGCCTGACCGCTTCAGCCGCGACGACGAGCGCGAGGCCCGGGAATGACGCGCGCGTCGTTTCTCGCGTTCATGGCGCGCGGGTTGGCCGCGCAGCGTGCGGTTGACGGTACTGCGGCATGTGCCATACGTTCCACGACGATCCGCAGGTGCGCGCGTGAGGACCGGCAAGCTGCACCGGGTGAGCGTGCTCGCGGCGGATATCCGCTCAGGGCGAGATGGCCGGTTCGACTCCGGCGCCGGTCCCTCAATCTTCGGCGGCGACGTAGCACTTGCGCGACGTGTCGTAGTGCATGGCGCCCGGGTGGAGGCGCTGGAAGGTCTGCAGGTCGATCGAGGCCTGCGGCTGCGAGATGCCAAACTTGCGCCTCAAGTGATCGCGGTTGATGAAGCCGAAGACACGCAGCGACTCGGCGATCCACTCCATGCGGTGCCGCGTGAACCAGTTCACTCAGTGCCTCGTCGGCGCCGGCCAGGTCGGCACCTGAATCACGGTCGTCGGTTCGACGAGCGCGCCGACGCGCTCGAACGTCCACGTCCGCCCGCGCGTGTAGCGGCCGGCGAGGCCTGCGCGGAAGCCGTCGCGCGTCTGCACGATCGCCACCAGCGCCTCGCTCACCACCGGCCCGCCGCGCTGATGACGGATGCGCGCGTCGTAATACCACACGAAGCCGACGCCACCGACCGCCGCGACCGCCAGCCCGACGCGCTCGCCGCGGGCGCTCGCCTCGGCGGGCAGGTCGTGCAGGAGCATGATGTGCGTGCCGCCCGCGTCGTCGACGACATCGAGCATCGGCACGATCAGCGTGTCGGGTGCCGTGGCGCCGCGCGTGATCGCGCGCTCGACCTCGCGGAGCTTGCTCGTCAGCCAGCGGCGCGCGCGGGTCGTGAGCGCGTTCGGCAGGTCCTCGATCATCGACGCCTCCCTCTCGACCTGCACCGGCCGCGTCATGCGCTGTCTCCGCGCAGCCGCTTGACTTCCTCGGCGAGCGCCAGCACCGACGTCTGCAGGCGCTCGACGGTTTCGCGCAGGTCGAGATGTTCATTGTTGGCCTCGAGCACTTGCCGGATGCCCTCGACGAGCGCGGCATGGGCCGCCGTCTGCTCTTCGTGCGCCGCAATCATGTGCTCACTCGCGCGCTTGAGCGCGGCGAACGCGGATTCGAAATGGGGATTCATCAGCGTCCTTTCATACGCCAAGGTCGCCCGCGACCCGGCGCAGATGCTCGCGGCGGTCGGTCGGGCGCACGTTCAGGTATCGCTGCGTCGTCGCCAGCGATTTGTGGCCGAGCAGCTGTTGAATGAAGACGAGCGGCACGGTGCGCTCGTGCAGGCGGCTGGCGCCCTCGTGGCGCAGGTCGTGCCAGTGCAGCTCCCCGTGCTCGCCGCCGCGCGCGGTCCAGACCCAGCGGTTCGCGTAGTTTTTGCCGACCACTTTGCGGTACTCGCCGGCGTAGAGGCCGGAGGCGACGAGCGCGTTTTCCCAATCAATGCGAAAGTTGGCAACGGTGAACTTGGCACCGTCCAGCTGCCCGAAGGGGTATTGCGCGAAGCGGATGCGGTCGCGCGACAGGAACTCGGTGAGCCGATCCGACTCCACCTCGACGTCGCGCGGCAGCGCGCCCTTGGTAATCGCAGCGGTCAGCCGCAGCACAAATTTGGTGGCGCCATGCACCTTCTCGCGGATGATCAGGTCTTTCGTGATCTTCAACATCTCGCCCCGGCGCAGCATCGTGTCGAGCGCACAGTGATAGCGGGCCAGCATCATGCCGCCGTCCGGCCAGGTGCGAAACGTCTGCTCCAGCGCGGCGTCCTCGTCGACGTGCAGGCGCCGGTAGCGCGCCCCCTTGAGGCTTTTCGGGTCGTACTTCCTGATGCCCTTCGGCCGCAGCGTGCGGTGATAGAACGGGTTGGCGCCGTCGAGGTGGTATTCGTGGACGCACCAGTTGCGGAAGTGGGACCAGCGGGTGAAGTGGTGGTCGCTCGTCGATTCCGACGTCCGCGCCTTGACGGCGCGCAGGTAGGCCCGCGCCACCTTCTCATCGCACAGCACGCTGATCGACTGCTGGCCGAGCGCGACCCCGGACGGCGGGCGCCACGCGCAGATCATGTTGACGATGCTCGTGGCGCTGTCGTCCGCGAGCTCCGGGGTGATGTAGTCGATGCCGTACTGCTGCGCGGCGGCGGCGAGGATGACCGGGTGATCGCCGTCATCGATCGTCGGCGTCGGCGCCGGCTTCGCGGCCGGGTGGAAGGCCGCCGCCCAGGCGTCCATCGGCGGGCGCCCGTCGAGCACCCACTGGCGCACCAGCCGCTCGAGGTCTTCCGCCTCGGACTTGTTGCGGGGAATCTGGGCGCCCTTCGGCAAGAGCGCCGCGTACTTCGTGACCGGCCCCTTCTCGGGCTTGTCGCCCGACTTGCCGCGCCGCAGGTTCAGGAAGATCCACCAGGGATGCTTCGTCGAGTCGCAGCGCGGCGCGATCGTGCAGCCGCGTTCCGCACACCGTTTCTTGACCATCGTTCTGCCTCAGTGACCGCTCTGAATCTCCGTTCCGTGGGATCACGGTGGGATCATGCGTCGGGAACGACGTATATCGCAATAGCCCGAGATGACCTAAAACATTCCATTTTCCTTAGGGGAAGTGGTGCGCCCGGCAGGATTCGGACCTGCGACCCTCGGCTTAGAAGGCCGGCGGTTTCCCTTGATAATCCGAGCGGGATTCCCAAAACCCCGTGCCGTGGGATCACGGTGGGATCACGCGGGACCGGAGGCGCCCGATGAGCGCGCCGCCCTTCCCGCTGCCGACCGTGACCGTGACCTCGCCCGGGGACGTCATCGTGCTCGCCTACGACCTCAAGCTCACGCCCGACCAGCGCGCGCAGCTGCAGCAGCAGTGCGCCGCCGTCTGGCCGCACAACCAGGTCGTGGTCATCGATCGGGGCAGCCCGCGCGTGAGCCGGCTGCCGGCGCCCTACGGCGAGTCCTGGCTGCGCATCGATCGCGCGCGGCAGGTGGCCGAGCCCGTCGACGGGGTGGCGGTCGTGCGCGCCGCGTTCGCCTGCTGCAAAGCGCCGATGACGTCGATCGACGCCGGCCGGTTCGAGACACCCGAGGCCATCTACAGCCGCCGCGACCAGCTCACGCCTGACGACCCGCCGGAGGTCGGCGCGTCGTCGTGAGCGTGGTCATCACCGGCACGCTCGCGGAGATCGAGGCGCGCTGCGGCGTCCGCATCCAAGTGCTCCCCGACCGCCTACTCGTCCAGCTCGCGGACGGCGACGTCGAACAGTGGCGGCCCGTCGACATCGAGCCGAAGGGTGAGCGCCTGCACTTCGACGGGCGGTGGTACGCGCTCGTCACCGAGGCATCCGCGTGACGCTGCTGCACTACACCTGCGCGCACGTCCGCCAGCGCCTCGGCCGGCGCGCGATGCTACGCCCGCAGCGGCAGCCGCATCTCGGCGATCGCCGTCTGCTGTGGCTCACCGAACAAGCGGTGCCCGATCGGCTGGCGCTCGGCCTGACCTCGCAGAGTCTCGACTGCGACCGGCTGCAGCACCGCTATCTCGTCGACACGCTCGACGCCGAGCCGTGGCTGGCGTACGCGCAGCGCACCGGTCTGCCGCCCGACGCCCGCGCGCGCCTCGAAGCCGTCGACGGGGCGCAGCCGTCGACGTGGTGGGTGCTCGAAACGAGTGCGCTCGGCGTGCTCGATCGCGCGTACGCGGGTGCGCCCCGGTGACGGCATGGAGCAGGTCTGCCTGTTCTGCGGCGGCGACTCCAGCGAACCGAATCACCGGCAGCGGTGCGACGGTCGCCAGGGCGACATCGAGGCGGCGATCGACATGACGGTGGCGCCCGTCATCGCGCCGCCGCCGCCGCCGCGCGTCGGCCGGAACACGCAGGAGACGTCCATCGAGGCGTACTACGACCTCCTGCAGCGCGGGTATCTCGGCGAGTGGCAGGTGCGCGTGCTGATCGAAGTGATTCGGCATCCCGACTCGACGGCCAACGAACTCTTTCAGGCGATGACGCATTCGCCGCTGCACATCGTGCAGGCCAATCTCCACGCGCGGCTCAACGAGCTCCGCGACGAGAAGGGCGTCGTCGTCAATTCCGGCAAGCGCCTCTGCACCGTCTCCGGTCGGCGCTGCCTCACCTGGAAAGCGGAGATCAGGCCATGCGCGAACCGCGATTGACCGTCGAGCAGCTGCGCGCCGCCGTCGAGCGGCTGATCGCGCGCGGCGACCTCGCCAACCCGCAACGGCTGCGCCCGTCCGAGCGACACCTCGTGCTCGACATCGACGATCACGTCTCCGACGAACAGATCAGCGGCGGTCGCCTGCGCGTCGTGCTGCGCTCGCCACGCGAGTTGCGCGCGATCGCCGCGGCGCTCGAGGAAGCCGACGACCATCCCGCGCCGCTGCCCGGTCAGCGCGTGCGCGGAGACTTCTGACCGAACGAACGTTAACCCGCACTCACAGAGGGAGTCCCGAATGTCCACTCGTCTCGTTCACTTCGTGGGTCTGATGACCGTCGCCGATGAGGGCGCGTCGGTCACACCGCCGATTCACCTTCCGCCGGGCATCTGGGGCGGTGCGCCGCTCCCGGTGCCGACGCCGCCGATTCACTACCCGCCGGGTGGCATCGCCACCCCGCCGATCTACTACCCGCCGATCGCGGGCGTCGGCCCCGGCTTCCCGACGCAGCCGATCGCGCCGGGCGGACCGCCGCCGGGCATCTGGGGCGGTGCGCCGCTGCCGGTGCCGACGCCGCCGATCTACGACCGGCCGGGCGGCGGCGGATGGTCCTGGCAGTACGTGCCCGGCCTCGGCTGGGTGCTCGTGCCGCCGGGCATCTGGGGCGGTGTCGCGCCACCGCATCCCGATCAGGGTTTGCCGGGCTCGCAGCCGGGCGTCGACAACACGCTGCCCGGGTCGCAACCTCGCCCGGACAACACGCTGCCGGGCGCACAGCCGGGCGTTGACCACACGCTGCCCGGTCAGCCGCCACGCCCCGACAACACGCTGCCGCCGACGGCACAGCCGAAGCGGTAACGCCTCACGGTCGACGCGCAAAACGGCCGTACACAAAACGACCCGGCGCGGTATCGAGCCGCGCCGGGCCTCAGCAGACTTGCCCTGCCCGCTAGTCTACTGCGCGCGGGCGCGGAGGACGTGAGCCATGACCCGACCTGTCACTGATGCCGACGTGCGCGCCGACCTCGACGCCATGCGCAAGGCGGTGGCGGCCCTGAGCTCGATTCCGAGTGCAGGCCGCCGCCGCGCTGCCCTCGACTGGCTGATCACCCGCGTCGAGGCAGACATTGATCGCCTGAAGGAGACACCCAATGGTCCGCAGAACCCCTCGCCCGATGGCGGTCGCGTGCAGCTGCCGCTCGAGGACGGCTTCGCCTAGCGTGCTCGTGCTGTTCGCGCTCGTGACGCTCGCGCTCGCCGCGGCGGCCTGCGAGGACCGCACGCCGACCGCGCCGAGCGTGGTCGTCACGACGAACAACACGAACAACAACACGGTGGTGGTCGTGCCGCCGCCGACACCGCCGACACCGCCGACGCCACCCACGCCGCCGACACCGCCGACGCCACCCACGCCACCGACGCCGCCGACACCACCAGGTGGTGGCACCAACACGACGCCGACCGGGCCGCGCGTGCCTGACCCGCCGAGCGGCACGGTGCTGTCGCTGCCCGCGAACGCGCAGACGACCATCCTGTCCCTCGGCCAGTCCTACAGCAGCCTCGCCGGGCAGTGCGCCTTCGCCTTCGTCGACGCGCTCGTGAGCGTGCTGCGCGCGACCGACACGCGATGGGGCTACGTCTGCAAGCGAGGCTCGTGTGCCGACATCAGCCTGGACGTCATCGCGTACCACGCGACCGCCGGCGCCGACGTGCGCGGTGCGGTGGGCACCATCGAAATTGACGTGATCGGCGCGTCGTGCTCGGCCACGGCGGCGCCGCAGTTTCTCAATTACGGCTTCGGCGCGGCGAACGTCTTCACGCCGACGCGCCAGTGAAACGGAGGCGGCGATGCGGAACCAGCTGATCGAACTCGTGATCACGCTCATCGTCCTGCTCGTGCTCGTCTGGGTGCTGCGCGCGCTGCTGCCGCTCCTCGCGGTGCCCGAACCGTTCGGCTCGATCGTCGTCGTCATCGTCGGCGCCGTCGTCGTCGTCTACGCGCTGCGCGCGCTCAAGGGATGAGTGGGCGCCGCGCCGCTGCAGCCGTGTCCGTATCCGCACTGCGGCCAGCTCACGCGCGGCGGTCCCTGCCCTCGGCATCGGCGGGCGCGTGACCGCGCGCGGGCCTCGGCCCGTGAACGCGGCTACGACGCCGCCTGGGAGGCGCTGGCGCGCGACTGGCTGGCGCGGTTCCCATGGTGCGGGCAGCGCCTCGATGGGCAGCTGCACGCCGAGCACAGTCGGTGCGTGCAGCGCGGCGAGCGCGTGCGCGCGGCGGTCGCTGACCACATCCGCTCGCTGCGCGACGGCGGCGCGCGCCTTGATCGGGCCAACCTGCAATCGCTCTGCACGAGTTGCAACGTACGGAAGGGCTGACGATGACGAGGACGGCGATCGCCGCCGCGCTGCGCCGCTGGTGGACGAGATTCGGCGGGCGCCGGAAAACTAGGCCACGGCTGACCGACGTGCTGGCGGTCGTTCACGACGAGCCGCCGTCATCATCATCATCATCATCATCACAACAGCCGCGTCGCGGCGAAGGCGCCAGCTGGCAGTCGCGCTCGACGTGGGAAGGGTGACGGCCGGTGACGTCGATCGACGCCTACGCGCACGCCGTGGTCGGTGGCCGTGTGCTCGCCGGCCGGTATCACCGCCTCGCCTGCGCGCGACACCTGCGCGACCTGTCGCGGCAGGGCACGAGCCGCTTCCCGTACGTCTTCGACGTCGATCGGGCCGAGCGGTTCTTTCGCTTCGCCGAGAAGCTGTCGCACTACAAGGGCGAATGGGCGGGCACGCCGATCGTGCTGCAGCCGCACCAGCGGTTCCGCCTCGGCGCCATCTTCGGATGGGTGCAGCAGGCGACCGGCCTGCGCCGCTTTCGCACGGCGTACATCGAGCTGCCGCGCAAGAACGGCAAGTCCCTCGAGGCGGCGCTCGTCGCGCTGTATGTCGCCTTCTTCGACGGCGAGCCGGGCGCCGAGGGGTACTGCGTGGCGATGAAACGCGACCAGGCGAAACTGGTGTTCAACGACGCGAAGCGCCTCGTGCGGCACAGCGGCCTGCGCTACCGGATCGACGGCGCCTTCACGCAGCACGGCGCGCTCTGGCGGGATGCCGTCGACGCGAAGCTCGAACCGCTCGGCGCCGACTCCGACTCGACGGACGGGCTCAATCCGAACCTGATCATCCTCGACGAGTTCCACGCGCAGAAGACGCGCGACATGATCGACGTGATGGAGACGGCGCTCGGCGCCCGCCGGCAGCCGCTCAACTACCAGATCACCACCGCGGGCTCGGACCCGCGCACGCCGTGCGGCGATCAGCATCACTACGCCACGCAGATTCTCGATCGCGTGCTGAAGGACGAATCGTTCTTCGCCTTCATCGCGCACGCCGACCCGACCGATCCGCCGTTTGTCGAGCGCACCTGGCGGAAGGCCAACCCGAATTACGGGATCAGCGTGAAGGCCGAGGACATGCAGGCGCTCGCGCGCAAGGCGCAGCACATTCCGCCGGCCGCCGCCGCGTTCAAGCAAAAGCGGCTGAATCTGTGGGTGCTCGGCGGCGAGCCATGGCTGTCGATCGACGGCTGGCGGAACGGGCAGACGCGCCTCGACGTCGCCGCGCTCGCCGGCCGGCGCTGCTGGATGGGCATCGACATGAGCAGCAAGTTGGACCTGACGGCCGTGGTGAGCCTGTTCCCGCCCGATGAGACGTCGCCGCGCTGGCGCGTCATCGTCGACTGCCTGACGCCCGAGGACACGCTCGACGCGCGCGCGCATCGCGACCGGGCGCCGTATCGGCAATGGGTCGATCGCGGCTGGCTGCGCACGAATCCCGGCAAGCGCATCGATCAGGATGTCGTGCTCGCCATCGTCGACGAGCACAAGGCGCGCTTCGACGTGCAGGCGGTCGGCGTCGACCCGTGGAACGCCGGCAATCTGGTCAAGGTGCTCGGCGATGCCGGCCTCGTCGCCGTCGAGGTGCCGCAGACCTTCTCGCAGATGTCGCAGCCGTCGAAGGAATTTGAGGCCGACGTCATTGATGCTCTCGTCGACAGCGGCGGCAACAAGCTGATGGAGTGGTGCGTGTCGAACGCGGTCGCCCAGGTCGACGGCAAAGAGAACATCTACCCGACGAAGCGCAAGAGCCGGGGACGCATCGACCCGGTGATCGCCACCGTCATCGCGCGGAAGCTGGTGAACACCGCCACCACCGAAGCCGCCGACCCGGAGCTCGTCGTCGCATGACCGACCCGAAGACACCCGATGAGTGGCGCGCGTGCGTGGCGTTCGCCGAGGCGGCGCTGCTGCTCGACGCGGCGCGGCAGTACGGGCTCGTGGTCGGCGGTCCCGCGGTGAACGTCGGTCGCTGCCACGCGCTGCTCGAGCGCGGCGCCGCCCTCGGCTACGTGCCGACCCAGGCGGCGACTGACGCGGCGGTGCTCGCCATCGTGCGCGGTGCGGCATGACCACGGACGTGTGGGCGCGGCTCGTGTGCGAGGCGGCGGGCGCCGTGCTGCGACACGCGCGGCACTGCGACGGCTGCGCCCAGTGCGTGGTGCTGTTCCACCGGCTCGCGGTCGCCGAGGCCGGCTGGTTTGCGTCGAGGCTCAGCACATGAGAGGGCGCAAGCCGAAGCCGACGCATCAGCGCATTCTGGACGGCAATCCCGGGAAGCGCGCCGTGAACCGGCAGGAGCCGCCGCTGCCGCCCGAAGACTTCGCGCAGCTGCCCGGCGAGCTCGCCGGCGACCACCTGGCCGCCGCCGAGTGGCGCCGCCTGGCGCCGATTCTCCGCGTCCGTCGCGCCGTCACCGTCGCCGATCGCGCGGCGCTCATCGCGCTGTGCCTCGAATGGAGCCGCTACCTGCAGGCGACGGCGAAGGCCTCGCCGCTGGTCGTGTCGACGAAGAGCGGCTATCCGATGCCGAATCCGTACCTCGGTGTCGCCGCGCGATCGCTGGCGGCGTGCACGCGCCTCTGGCCGGAACTCGGACTGACGCCGAGCAGTCGATCGCGCGTGAAGATCGACACGCCGCCGGGCGATGAGTTCGCGGAGTTTGACGACGCGCCGCCGGCGACGTCGCCGCTGCCGCCGCGCACCACGACGCACTGACGCCACGTGCCGATCGTCGAACTCGGAGACGTCTCCGCGCGTCGTTCCTGACGTCGTTTTCGCGTCGTTTTCGCACAGCTGCGGACGCGCGACCTTCGCTGCCTTCTCGCTAACCGCATTTCCGGATCGCCGGTTTCCCTCAGCAATTCCATCGTTGCCCGATTCTCCTTGAGAATCGGAGCGCTCCGCTCGACACTATGTATACGGCGTCGAGATTGAAAGCGACGTCGACGACAGCAAACACCACGAACGAAGACACGACGATGCCAACACCACTGACACCACAACAACAGGCCGCCGCGAACGCGAAGCGCCGGGCCACGCAGGCGGCGAACCGCGCCGCTGGAGTCCCGACCGTGCGCCAGCAGCGCGCCGCGAAGCGCGCCGCGAAGGCCGCCGCCGCCGGTCAGACGTCGTCGACGACGTCACAGCAGACGACGGCGCCGCCACCGTTCGGACAGTCGGCGCCGCGCGGTCGTCGCCGTCGCGCGCGCTTCGGCAGCGGGAACAATCCGACGCCGCAGCCGACGACAGCGCAGCCGATTTTTGCCCCGGCGCCGAACTATCGCGCGCTGAAGCTGGCGGCACTTGTCGCGCTGGAGCAGTGCTTCGGGATGAAAGTCGCCGACCTGAAGCGCACGGCGCCGCGTGATGCGAACGGCGTGCCGCAGCTGCCGCAGGACATCGTCGACGGTTGGGAAACCTACAAAAAGCTGAAGGCCCATGCCGTCGACCCCAAGCACCCGGCGCCGCACGAGGCCGCCGCTGCGCTGACCGTCGCCACCGTTCGCCTCGTGAAACTCGCGTTCTAGTTCCCCGTTTTCAACGTTCACGCATTCATTCGATTCAGGAGACACGACCATGACCACGACCAAGACCGCCGCCCACGTTTCGATCGACATCAACGACAGCACGACGACCGGGATGGACCTCGTCGCCATTGAACGTCAGGCACTCGACACGCTGAACCGCGCCGCCGCGACCAGCAGCGACCTTGACTCCTTCGTCAATTCGTTCCGCCGTTCGCTGCTGCTGCTGGACTGCAGCGGTTCGATGGGCGACATCGTGCGCCGCACGAACGAACGCCGGATCGACGCGCTGCGCCGCTGTATGCGTGCGCTGCGCACGACGCACAACGTGCCGATGGCGGCCTTCGGCGGCTACCGGCAGGTCGAGGTCGTCGAGGACGCGCCGGAGCCGACGGGCACGACGCCGATGGCGGACGCGATTCACTTCGGCCGGGAGCAGGGCGCCAATCACCTCGTCATCATCACCGACGGCGGACCGAACTCGGAGGCGGAGACATTCGACGCCGCTGCCCGCTTCGGCAATCCGATCGACGTCTTCTTCATTGGCGACACGCGCGACCACGGCTTGACGTTCGCCCGTGAACTCGCGCGCCGGACCGGCGGCACCTTCCATCACGCCGACATCAGCGAAACGAAGGCGCTGACCTCGACGATCGCCGGCCTGCTGGGCGACGGCAGCGGCCTGTAACCACGAACGACGGCGCGCGCAAGGCGCGCCGTCTCCGTCGCCGGAATGCACCGGCCTGATGAGGGCGCCTCAGACGCGCCGAAACGGAGACAACCGATGACGATGACGACGACAGACATCCTCGACGCGCGGCAGTGCGTCGACTGCGACACGTTCAGCGTGGACGCGGTGCTG